CTATAGTAAATTGCAAAAAAAAAATTTAGCGCGTAATCTACATAATATTCGCGAAGAATTATGGCTTTTTTATTAAAACCAAAATAAATAAACAAACTATAAAAAGCCGGTTGTCAGTACAAACTCGTATTTGATTATTCGTCATTTATTAGTGTCGACGTTGGTGTCAATGGTATCGGTATTAATATTCAGTCGTTTTTTTACACACTTGTCGTCTACCGTAAACGTCGGCTCCTTTTCATTTTGGGGAATGATTTTCAAAACACACTTTGATTTTTCACCGTAAAGGGGTTCTGTACATCCGGTTTCTTTATGTTTTTTAGTTTTTTTGGTTTTATTGTGTTTAAACACTTTAAAGTTGAATACTTTGTTCGTATCGTCGTTCACAGTGCACCGCGAACGAAAGTGCTCGTATCGCTCGCGCACATCGCAGTACGTAAGGTTACTCGATTTCCCCAGTAGCTTGTTCACAATTTCGTGCAGGCGATACACGTATCGTGAAAACGTGTCGCGATTTTTCATGTAACACATGTGCAGCGGAAACGTTTTATAGTTTTTGTGCAAGTTTTGGCGGCAGTACTTGCACGGCAGAACGTGTTGCAAACTGAGCATGAAATTACGGTACTGCACTTTTTGTTCGTGCGTGGGATGTGTCGGATAATTGAAACTCATGGTGTGCAAAAAGTGCCACATGCCCGGGCCCCAAACCGTGGTCAACATTCCGTCATTGCTTTCATAATCCTTTTTTTTGAAGGTTCTATGTTTTTTTGATTTTTTAGGTTTGAGGGTGGGTTTCTGACCATCATTACCGTTAACTATTTCCTCCATTTTATTTTTTATTTTTTATTTTTTATTTTTTATTTTTTATATTTACTTGTTAGTTATATTTTTATTTTTATTTTTATAATAAAAGTATAGACACACCACCCACACATGAATGAAACGTTCGCTGAATACAATTCCTTTATCCAAACGCAAATACTTCATGTCTAACTTTTTTTTACCCAGAACAAACAACAAAAAAACCGTTGTCAGTAAAACCCCGTTTGTCGGATACGAAATGGTGTATTGTACAAACAAAATAAATCAAAAAATTGATACAAACGCAAACGAAACCCCGGATAAAAGTATAATAATAGATTCGGATTCAATGTCGTTGCCGGCGTCTGTAACCAACCCATTTGCAATGTTTAAAAATCCCAACGCGCCATCGTCATCCGGAATGACGCATCCTGTAACAACCCCGCTCCAAACGCTTGAAACGTACAAGCTCGCATTTGACGGGTGCAGCAAAGGAAATCCGGGGAAAGCCGGGGCCGGCGCCGTTATTTATGAAGGTGCTGCTGAAATATGGTCGGATGCACGATACGTGGGCGACAAAGAAACCAATAATGTTGCCGAGTACACCGGTCTCATTATGGGGCTGCACGAAGCGCTGCGACGCAATATAGCGCGTCTTCTGGTTCAAGGTGACAGTGAACTCATTATCAAACAAATGAAAGGCGAATACGCGGTCAAATCGGATAATATACGAAACTACCATGCCACAGCAAAGGGCCTGGCCGCACAATTTAAATGGATTGAGTTCAGGCACGTTTATCGAAAGGACAATAAACGTGCCGATGAATTGTCGAATCAAGGGCTTAATAAGGCATAAGTGATTATAGACGAGAAATCATGTGTATGTTTTTATTTAATGTGGTCGCGGCCGTAAGTAACGGGCTCGTATTTGGAGACATGGATGACGGCGACCCAGAAATATTCAGTAACCTGGCCGACGGGTCCAGCTCTTGACAGAACGGATGTCTCCAAAAATAGGGAATTACGTTTTCACGGCCCGGATACAGCCGTTCAAATACTTTACGATAGTAATAACTTTCTTTATCGTATGGTGTATTGTGCACGTATTTGGTGCGTTCTATTGCGTATTCTTGGTCGCTCACCCGCGCGTTGACGTAGTCGCGAACCATGTCAATCCACGTTCTCGGCGGCTGTGACTGAGTTGCTTCGGGCTGTGCGCTGACCCCATCGCTGAATGCTTCCTTTCTGCGCCAAAGCACCTCTGACGGAAGGATGGCGGCGTCTTCATTCAATGCGTCAAACGCACACCGAAGAATCGATTTTTCAATAAACGACCCTGTATTAAAGCGTTTGTGTTTGGGGTCTAATCGCATTACGTACTCCACCAGTGCTTTGTCTGCAAAGGGAACGCGCGCTTCCAGACCGCACCCGCTGATGCTCTTATCCGAACGAAGCAGGTCAAAAAAACGGACGTCGTTCACCATGCGCTCGTTCTCAACTTCAAATTCGCAGTCGGTTTTGGCGTTGCAAAATCCGCGGTACGACCCGAAGATTTCGTCCGACATGTCGCCACAATAAATAACCACATCACTGGTTGTATCTGAAATGTATTTGGATACCAAGTAATTGCCCACCGATGCGCGAATGGTGGTGGTATCATAGCTCTCCGTTTGTTCGATGGTTTCTTCAATCGCGTTCAAAAAATCGGATTCGCTCACGCACACTTCATGATGGTTGGTTCCTAAAAACTCGGAAACACGTTTGGCCCAGTACAAGTCAACTGACCCTGCGAGGCCGATGCTGTACGTGTTCAAGTTCAAATTGTGTTTGGATTTGGGGTGCTTGTTATTGTTATTATTGTTCTTAGTAGCAAGTTGACACAGAATGGCTGTGACTAACGAGCTGTCCAAGCCGCCCGACAAAAGCGCACCAATCGGACGGTCGCTCATCATGCGTTTTGTTACTGCTTGCATAAAAAGGTCGCGCAAGTGTTCCAGGGAAAGCGTAACTGGGTTCCGTTCAATTGATGCGTCGTCACGAAATACCATCGACGTTTTTACATTTACAAGATTCACCATGTCGAGTGAAATGTACTTGTAGTATGCAAAGTAGTTGCCCCTGCAAATGGTGTTGTCGTATTCAAAGTAGCAGCCCGACGGAAACTGCGCAACTTGTCCGGGCGCACAATGCGACAATGCTTTCATTTCACTGGCAACTGAAAATTGACACGGGGTGGATGCCGCACTTTCTAACTCGGTTCCGATAAACAGGGACCGCACTCCGAACGGGTCACGCGCAACATACGTTTTCTCACGCGCGCCGTCATAGAGCACCAGCGCAAACACACCATCCAGCGCATTCAGAGTGGCTTCTATTCCAATTCGCTGGTACAGGTGCAGTATGACTTCACAGTCGGAATTACTTGTGCATACAGACGCCAAGTCGTACTGTTTTATCAAGTCCTTATAATTATAAATTTCACCGTTGCAAATCAGTTTGCACTTACCCAACGAAAATGGCTGATTGCCTTCTGGCCCCAGTCCGTTGATTGCCAACCGATGAAAACCGAAAATATACGACATGGTTCCCGATGAAGTCGATGCCACGTGGTTTTGAAACTGGCTGTTATCTGGTCCGCGATGCTGAATTTTTGCGAAATCGGCAAAAAGGCGTTTCACTTTACTCGTTGAAATCCCGTTTTTCCCGCATTGAAACGTTTGGTAAAAAAAAATTCCACACATATTATGAATATAATAAATCTCTCGTTTTTATGTTCCTTGTTTTCTGTTTAATATCCTTTTCACATATTTATACCAGGTCTAAACGCATGTACCTCGGACGACTCCGGCTCCGTCTTCTTCTACTACAAACGATGATTCCACCTCTGAATTTGAATTTGAGACATTTACATAATGGTTATTATTATTATTATCCGCGTGTAGTTCGGAATAGGTTTGTATTGGATTTGCCAATTTTAATGCGACTTGTTGACTTCTTCTGAACGCGAGCGGTTGTGACGGTGACGGTTGGACTTGAACTTGATAGGTATTTGCATTTGCATGTGCAAGGGGGGCTGGTGACACTGCTCGCATAAATCGATTTGGCTGTTCTTGTTCCTTCGTCATCTCTTTCATACGTTCTTTGATAAGATTTATTTTGCTAAATTCAATCATTTCGTGCATGTCACCGCGTTTCAGCTCGTTAACGTACGCGTTGATAATGGAGTTGTCAATGATTTCGGACACTTCTCTCAAATTTTTGAGTTTGATTCGCATGATGTCAACCAACATGCTGGCATCTTTTCGAATAGAGGGATGCAGCGACAGCTCCAGCCGAATACCGGTATGAATTTGGTCGTACTGAATGTATGCAATACGGTGGTTCTCGCTTTTTTGACTTATTTTCAGGTAGGAAAAGTAGCTCTTCATCAGGCTAGCATATAAACTCATTCCGCCCAGAATAAGGTGAATGTATTCAAAATCCAGTTTCAGTCCCGAAACGAATCCGATAAGCGCAGTGATTGTGATAATTGGCAGGTTGAACATGACTTCGCGCTTCCGGAACTTTTTATACGCCATTAAATGCAGTTTTGAGAACATTTCGCACTCTTCCCCCGTGTCACATAAAACTCTATCAAGCTCGGGAGTGTACTCTATTTTTGCCGAAGAGGATTGCATTGATAAAGTTACTTTAGGTAATGTATATTTAGTTATTTATTTATTTAATAAAAAAAATAAAATAAAAGTGACAACTCCAAATCTCAAAATATAAAAAAAAGATTATTATATGTTTACAAATATAAAATATAGCTAGTAGCATGTCAAAAACAAATACAAACACAAAATCAACTTCAACCGCGTCCAAGATGGGTGGTCTTGACGACGCGTACGCGCCCTTACACGGGGTTGTCGACGGCGTGTATGTCGCAACCGGCGAGCGGGTCGACGAATTAAGCAACAAAATGTTTGCGCGAAACATGCCATCGCACGATATTCAACCCACGTTTGATTTGCGTCCAGTGGCAAGCAAGTATACTGTCATGCCAATTTACGACCAGTACAAACCGTCAACGGAAGGCATTCACGTGAAACCCGTGTTTCAAGCTCAGTCGCAGGAAGTGTTTTATCCCGGAACACGACGTGCACCTTACAACGGCTACGCGTCTAAAGTCAATGTGGAGTCCACGCTGAGAAATCAGTGGTTTGCACTTCAGCGCGGGTCTCAATCCGTTTACGTGCCGTCTTCTGAAAGTGACTTGTACAAAACAACCGTCGAATACAAACCCGTGCTTATACCGCACCCGCACATTGACAGTGGCGCATTTGAACAATTTGCGCCTCACAACCCCAATACCAATAACCTTGCACGAGGCGTGTTTGAAAACTCAACTCGCGTCCAGCTTAAGGATGTACCTTACAGCTGAATTCCGCAAGTCGATGTTGGTTTCATTTTCAGCAACGCTGCAACTGAAACATTCGAATTTGGCTTGCGTTGAAACGGAGCGAACACGGGGGCGATTGATGCTGATGCCTTTTTATCGACCGTTTCGGCCTTTTTATCGACCGTTTCGGCCTTTTTATCGACCGTTTCGGCCTTTTTATCGACCTTTTTTTCGCATTCTCTCACCTTCCAAATATTCTTGGCGTACTTTGTATTTGTTGTGTACATGATGCGGTACCCTTGTTTTACATAGTAGGCCTGGCGTTTCATCCATTGCGCTTTGAAAATGTCGTGGTGGTCCACGAAATCAATCACCAGCGGATTTGCATGCTTGGTTCTCAGGATGCGCCCCACCGACTGGCACACGTCCGTTTTTGGGGTTGCCATAATGAGTGTGGTCAGGGTGGGAATGTCCAGCCCTTCCGATGCCATGGCGTACGTTGCAATAATTATCTTTTTCCGTTCACTGGCTTTCAGGTCAGTATCCTTCATTCCGCCCAAGTAGTATCCCACATTTGCGCCGCACCCCGCAAGGTTGCGTTCAACAATCGCATCATAAAAGTAGGAGAGCAGCGACTTGTTGTGTGCCAAAATCATCACTTGTTGGTCGGGGTTGGACTGCAGCTCGTTTTCAAGGACGCTGAGAATGAAATCGCTGCGCGGGACGCAGTTACACAATTTGGTAATCATGGTACTGAACTTTGGATTTCCGCGATAATCGGACTCAAGCGCATTAAACTCTTCGTCTGCAATATAAAACTGAATATTTTTCACAACCACATTCGCTTCCGTTACTGATTTTTCTTTGTGCACGATTTCGCCGAGGAACATGATGAACACTTTGGTAAGTCCGTCCTTGCGCGTCATGGTGCCAGAGAGGCCCAGCGTGTATCGCGTGGTTACCTTCATCATGCAGCGGCAAAACACTTCGGCGCTCATGTGATGACACTCATCAAACACGGCCAGTCCAAAATCGGAAAATACGGAATCGGGATAGTCTTTCATAGAAAGTGACTGCAGCATTCCAATGACAATGTCTTTGTCGTCGACATCGACTTCTTGTCCTTGAATGCGTCCGACACGCGCGCCTGGCAGAAACTGCTGAATGCGTTCAAGCCACTGGTTCATGAGAAATGTCTTGTGCACTACCACGAGGGTCTTCACTTTCAAAACGCTCATGATTTTCAAAGCCATAACGGTCTTACCTTTTCCGGGGTCTACATCCAGGCATCCGCCACCTCCACCTCCACCTCCGCCAGCGCCACGTTGGCCGCCGTGATTACTTTGGACATGCTGGACATATTTGTTCACGATTGCGGTTTGGTAGTCTCTGAGTTCGCCGTTGAAGACGAGGTTTGGGCACGATAATCCTTCGTGGATACGGTCTTCTTCCGGCTCGCCGTATGTTTCGATTCCATAGTACCTAGGTACATAAATGACGTTGGGGGTTTCAATATAAATGGGAAACGGTTCCGGCCGGATAGGTGATTGCGGAGAATAAGGATGCATGGACAAATCTTTTCGGATTTGCATGAGTTCGGCAGTTTCAAGCGCGGCTTTAGAAATACCGTATCCGCGCAGCCCTAGCCATGTTGAAGCTTGCGACATTGAAGCTTGCGACATTGAAGCTTGCGACATTGAAGCTTGCGATTGCGACATTCTATTTTAAACAACTCTACTGAAAATGGTTAAGGAAATGTAGTATTCGTAATATAATCAATTTAATCCGAAATGAATTTTTATTATTTTTTATTTATTGTTTTAAATTATACACAACCCAAATTTCAAAATTCAAAGTATAAACTATAGAAATGGAATACTTTAACGCCCTAATGAAAAAAGAAAAACAACACGAAATGGTTCTTTTCGTGGTGTTGGTGATTTACATCATGTTTGACGTGTCTACTCCACAAATGCTGGCAGCCCACGTTGACACCGTGTATGGAACCATCATTGTGGCTATTTTAGCGCTGAGTTTGTTTTTGAGCACGCATCCTGTAATTGGGATTTTAGGACTGTTTGCCGCCTACGAATTCATTCAGAGGTCCAAGTCCACTGCATCCGGTGGGACGGCGTCGGTGGGTGATGCGTCCAACGCATTGCTGCACCGGGAATCCCCCGGCGAAATGTACCGGGCAAAGTACATGGAAACTACTCAATCCGATTACAACAGCCATTTAGAAAACGGAATGGTTGACCAAGTGCCCATGCTGTCTGCGCAAACGCCGACCAATTACCGTGACGCGAACAGCCGGTTTCAACCCGCGTTTGCATCGTCTCAGCACACCATGGCCGAGTTTTGAATACTATAATATACTATCATAAATATAAAAATAAATATATGATAGATTATATTATAATGATGGATAGAAAGATAATCGATGAACCCGAACCAAAAGCGGTTGACGGTTTACTTATCATCGTTGCAGTGTACATTGAAAACGATGAACATAAACTGAACATTTTGAAGTCGTGCATTCAGCAATTTAGAAAAGTGTACGAGCACGAAACAATTGTTCTTGTTGATAACAACTCTAAAAATGTAGAGTGGTATGAGTTGGCGTTGTCGTTAAACATGCACATTATAAAGAACAAGTCAAATCATTTTCGGTATGAAATAGGCGCATATCGGTTAGCACTGAAATATTTTAGAGCAGAACGATATATCTGCATTCAAGGGACAATCTTTTTTAACAGTAAAATTGTAGAAGACAATGATGCATTACATGATGATGTAATTATTTTTAAAAAACATTACACGCTTAGCTGGAATGACCATGGACTGAGTATTATTAATAAATACTTGAACTTTCTTGGTATGACCAACTGGAACCATGAACCGCTGGTGCTGTATAACTGTTTCTATTGTAGTCGTCCGTTTATGGAGAAAATGATTGAAACCGGTATTTTAGATTTATTGTGCAACCATAAAAACATTTCATGCGCGTATGAACGAATATTAGGAACTTATTTTCATCGCACGTTATCCAATAAAAATATCAAAGAAGTTAATCCGGAAACCTATAAAAAAATCGAACTGTTTCAACAATAATCAAAAATAAATTAATGTATATATGTGCCTACCCTGACTTTTTTATATTTTATATTTTTATACTATATAAGCAAAATCAAAAGCAAACCAAAATGTCAAACTCAAAAGCTGCCCGTCGGGTCCGTTTCGGAGGCGTTACGCCAAGCGCAAGCATCATTTCCGTTGCCCGAGCAGGCGGAGGTGTTAAGAAAGGTGGTGCGCCGCCGTCATCAACTGGCTTCATGCGCGACTTTACACAACGCGCGTCCGTTTCTACTCCGGCGAAAAATAAGGACTTGATTTTCAAGTTTACGCAGTACTATAACGTTGCAAGACGTTCCACTCCCATGTAAATTGGAAATAATTAAGAATTAAAATGAAAAACTAAAATTAAATATTGTCTAATAGTATAATACACAATATTTCAAAAATATGTTAGACCTAGCGGGAGCGGAAACGGCGGCAGAAACGCCAGAGGCAGCAGTGCCAGAGGCAGCAGTGCCAGAGGCAGCAGTGCCAGAGGCAGCAGTGCCAGCGGCACAGCAAACGGCAGTGCCAGAACCATCAGAAGTACAAACGGAAGAGAGAGCAGTGCCACAGGAAGCAAAAACGGATATGCAGGCTAAAACACTCTACATGTTTTCGGACATGGAAGGGTGCCAAATTTCAAATTCGGACAAAGAAGAAAATTCAATTGCCATGTGTCACCCGAAGTTTTATAGTAAATTAGATGAAATGATGGAGAATAACAAAAACATGCACGTGGCATTTTTAGGCGATTATTTTGACGCGATTATTTTGGCCAAGGACTCCAAGTGATTCCAAGTTTAAAAGGAATGAGTGACTTGTACGATAAATACAGAGAGAAAGGAACGAAGAATGAGAATGGAGCGAATAGAGTGTTTATCATTTTAGGGAATCGCGACATCAATAAGTTGCGATTCATGTATGAGCTGACGCATGAAGTTAAGTCAGAGCCCTTATACATTGGCAAAATCCCTACTGTCGAGCCAGAACAATTTGTTGATTTTAAGAACGGATGGAATAGTGCATGGAATCCTTACTATCATGGACTTCATTATAAACGCGTAACTGCGCCCGGAAAACTAGATAAGACAAAAATGCCAACGTTTACACCCGATAAAAATGAGGTTGACCTTGTTAAACTAATACTCCAAACTTCAATGGGTGCATCAAATAGACTACCAAACGATGCATCCAAATTCGTAGGTCTGCATTCATTTATTCCACCAGATTACCAAAAGGATAAATCAGATGAGGATGCACTTGCTTACCTGAAGGCATCATTTGGCATGAAAACTGGGTTAGCTCAGCGCGGAGGTTTTAATAGAGAGAAAGCATTACAATATTCCCAAGATGTTGAAGCACAAAAACAATTATCAGATGAAATACAAGACTTCAAATTTAATATACTGGCGTTTTACAAGAAATGTAAAATTGCACACGTTTTTGATTTAGGTAATAGTGAAAACGTTTTGCTGGCGCACGGAGGAGGGTTCAACAAAGGATGTTTCTTTAACAAAGCATATGTTGAGAGTTTTGGACAGGGCAACGGCGGTAACGTTACTCCTGAGAATTACTTGCAAAGGATGGAAGATTTTAGAAGAAAATTATCGCAACCAGAACATGGAATGATGGCAAAAACGGTACAAGAGTCAGTCGACGTATACAATCAACTTCTTTTAGATGTTGTAACGGAATTAACAACGAAAACTAAAGATAATGAAAAATATACATGGAAGTTTGTTTTACTTCAAGCGCTCGGATTGAAACCTGATGTAGATTCAAATAAACAAGATAAAATATATAACTCTCTTGTTCAGTCATGTAGTCAGAATGGTTGTACGGGTCAAAGCAGCTATGTAAAGCAAGCTAATGGTGAAGCTCCAGATGAAGTTTCTTTGTATGCGTATTTAAAAGCGTCCGGTATCACGCACGTCTCCTATGGACACAAACCGGTTTGTTTTCCAATACCTCTTATGTATTCGCGAGAAAATATGCAAGGTATTATGTTTATATCAAATGATACAAGTAACGGAAACCGGCGAACGAGCGACTTGGGTTCAACCATTGTGGTTGGAACTAAAATTGATTTTTCAAGTACACCAAGTGAAGCAAGTATTTGTTACATACCTATTCCTGGCGAGCCGTCGTCTGCAAAAGATGAAACAGATTTTAACAATAGATTTAAATCATTTTTGGATTTGAAACTTAAAAAAGAGAATGCTCCGCCATACGATGCTGCTAATAAACTTACTTACTATAATGGGCTTGTCGTAACCATGAACGCTGAAGGTTACAAAAAATTAGTATTCACATCACCACCGTCACAGCAATCAACTCAAGGAGGAAGGCGCAATCGTCGTTATACGAAGAAAATAAAACAACGCTCGAAACGACGCGTGCAAAAGAAACGCGCTGCAACCCGCGCGAAAAGAGAAAGAAAAACACGTAAGTAAATAAAGAAATAAATAATGAATAATTTTTACTTTGGCCGCATATGTTCAAAAATATATACCGCCAAACCGTTTTTTGCTTCAATGATTTCGCGCAATCCTGCAACGTCAATGAACCAGGTTTCAAGTTCTGACACGGCCGCCCAGTACTTCACATACCCGCCCACAACAAGCAACCTTAACGCGTTCTTGGCATACTCTGCGTCCACAGGGTCATCTTCACTGCTTCCCTCCGGTAGCATGATGGACTGAATGCTTCCTTGCGAAGTATCAACCTCCTGCAAAAATCGAAACACGATGCGGTTTTCGGTGTACCCATCGCAATGTCCTCCGAAACCAAAGTACTCTTCAAACTCGCGCCGATGTTCAGGAACCAGCGGTCTATCCAGCCCGACTTCGAACCATTTTCCAAAAACGGGCACATCAACCGTAACCGTGCGAATGTTTTCTTTATTTGAAGCGTAGCTGCAGTACCTTTCGTGCCACACGTAGTCTGCTGGCGCGTCCCGAATGAATTGTTCAGCCAGAACATCCGGAACAGTGGAAATCATTGCACCTCTTGTAACAAAATAGGTTGCGTGCAATGACTTGAACTTTTTGATAACATCGCCTTTTGAAACTCCAGTTCGCGTAGACATAGTATCTTGTTGGGTTAGTTTATAATACGCATACGTATATCGGGTTATGTTTATATTGTTTTTATTTTGAAACTAAGTCCAAAAATCCAAAAATCCAAAAATCCAAAAATCCAAAAAATCCATTTTTTTCGAAATTCCAAAGTCTAAAAAGTTTTTTTTTTCTTATTATGAATAAAAAAATCAAAAGATACTTTGCTGTTTTTGGGGGATAATTTGGAAAAAAAAAACATCCCCCGTTTTTAAAAATTTGGTCGAGTTCAAAACATGTTTTACAATTTTCGGGGGAAAAAATCGAGAGAATCCATTTAATTATATGACTAAACAAAATATATTAAATGGATGTTATCGAAACAATCAAAACAGATAACACAAATCATGTCGACGCAACAACAACAACAACAACACGTTCAACGGTTAAATGAGTTGAAAGACGTTATTGAGGGATTGGCCAAAGTGCATCATCCTGATATTTTACGTATTCTTGATAAAAATGGAATTACGGGAAGTGAAAATAAAAATGGAACATTCATCAACTTGATGTCGGCGTCGGATGCTGTAATTTCCGAACTGGAGTCGTACATCAGTTACGTAAAAGAGCAAGAAAAACAACTCAATGATGTTGAAGACATGAAAAAAGAATTGGCGAATAAGTATTTTACAGCGGGACGTACAGTTTCAAAAAAATAATGTATAAAATTGAATATAAACCCAATTTTATTCTTTATAAGATGTCATAAACACAAAAATGTTTCAAACCCAAGGAAGTGTGTATGAACTTACCGGACGTAAAATATTTGAAACCATACCACCAAAAACAGTGCTAGTTCCTGTTACCGTTCCTGTTACCGTTCCTAACCCCGAGCCAGTTCCAGATAAACACGTTTCAATGTTAACGCGAAAGTCGACATTGTATCAGTCACAGTCCTCAACCTCAACATCATATGTAAAATATGGAGAGTGCGATGATAGCGACAGTGATAGTGACAATCATGAAAACAATAAAAGCGCCACTGAGCGCGATAAAAGCGCGACTGAGCGCGATAAAAGCGCAACTGAGCGCGATAAAAGCGCAACTGAGCGCGATACCAA